GACAGGGAACTTGAGACACATGGCGAATTGCTTATCGCTGGTGCTAACCGTGCAAGCAAAAGTGAATATTGTGCGAAGCGTGTTTGCCAGGCTTTGGTGGAAAATCCAAACACGACAATCTGGTGCTTTTCAGAAACCGCACAAACAAGCGTGTCTACCCAGATGCCCCTTATTTGGAAGTACCTTCCACCCGAGGTTAAGAAAATGGGAAGAACGGCTATTGGCTATGTTTCCTACAGCCTTAAGCTAGGTTTTACTCAGGCAAAATTTACGCTGAACAATGGGTCTGTTTGTTTGTTCAAACACTACTCGCAAAGCGTCGATACGATTGAGGGTGCTGAACTTGGCTGCCCCCATAAGGTGAAGCCGGGAACTTTCAATATCGCTTTTTGGGCAGATGAACTTTTGACCATGCCGATATTAGAAAGTTTGCGTTTTCGGAACATCACAAGGGCTGATTCGGAAACTGCGATACCGGCTCGCGGATTGATTAGTTTCACGGCTGTGAAAGGCTGGAATCAGACGGTAAAACATTTCATGACGGGTGCAAAAATCCTGGAGGAAAGAAAAGCAGAACTCTTACCAGGTGAAAAAGTCCCCGTCCGTATGCAACCGATTCGCAAAGGCTCATCGGTAGTGTTTTTTCATTGTGATAAAAACCCATTTGGGGGCTACGAATCCATGAAGAAGCAGCTGGAAGGAATGGATCGTCAAACTATTTTGACCCGAGCTTATGGATACCCGTCCCGCCAGGCAGAGACCCCGTTTCCACTTTTTACAGATCAAAACATCCGGGATCTAAAAGATATTCCGATATTAGCAGATCCGAAAAACAATCCAGCTACCTGGTATTTAAGTTGTGACCCAGCGGGGGCACGCCCTTGGTCGATGATATTAATCGGAGTGGATTCTCATGGGGTCGCTTGGGTAGTGGATGAATTTCCTGATGTTAACGGTTTCGGCATTTGGGTTGATTTTACAAAGGGTGACAAAGGTAAACCCGGTGACGGACAGCAAAGCCTTGGCTGGGGCATTGCGGATTATGCAGAGCAAATCCGCTCTATGGAAAAAAGCAGAGAAGTTTACCGAGTAATTGACCCGCGAATGGGTGCAGCCTCATATGCAAAAGCAGAAGGCTCTTCCAATATCATCGATGATTTAGCGGATGAAGACATAATAATTTATCCGGCTGAGGGTTTGGATGTTGATCAGGGCATTCAAGCGATCAATAACCTTTTAGCCTGGAATCAGAACGAACCAATGAGTCGGACAAATTGTCCGAGGTTAATGTTTTCGTCTGATTGCCAAAACACAATCTCATGCTTGCAAGAATGGAGACATGACGGGGACGCAAAACACCCGGCAAAAGATTTCTGTGATTGCCTAAGATATTTTGCCGTGGGTGCCCATCGCTTCATTTCAGATGACGATTGGATTGCAACAGGAACCGGTGGTTACTGATGTCGAAGTGGGAACACAGATCCGACACCCGACAGGGGGATATGGCTCACGGCATTACTTTTTTAATGTGGGAACGCTCTATGAAAGATTGCCGGGGCGAAGCTGCCTTCGAAAAAGATAAATTCCATTTGGATGGAAAGGTTTCCCTTACTTTAGCCCTCAATCAAAATAAATATGGCGATGAGCTGATTGCCCAATGCTTTGGGCAAGCAGGGTCTATCAAACCCAGGCGAGCAAGCCGGTACTGCCGGGTACAAGTGTATTTGGGTAAGGCAGATCTAGCGACTGCCGAAACTCTAGAGGAAATCGCGAAAAAAATTCGTGAGAAGGAAAATAAATGAGAGATGAAGAGTTGATGGAAGATGCCCTTGAGAAATTCCAATTCGAAGCCAGGGCAAAATTTTTAAAAGGAATCCGGGAACACAATCCTGACGGAACCAAGGGATTATCAAAAATGCACATATTGCAAAAGGTGGACGCCTGTCGTGAGGAAATTATCGATCTGTTTTTTTACCTACACGCCATCGAGCAAGAAATCTTGGACGGAAGAAAATGAGTGTATCTGAAGAAACCAAAGAACAGGTGCTAGAACTTCGTGCTGAAGGTCTGACTTACGAACAGATTGCCAAGAAGGTTAAGATTCGAAAGTCAATCGTAGGTCAAATCGTTAGATCCCAGGAAGCAGCCAATGTGAAAGAGGGAATGATTAGGCAAAGTACCAATAATCCGCTACCAGAATCTGAAATTCTGGATGCTAAAGTTCTGAAGCCATGCGTGAACCCAAGGATCATCATGATTTATTTTGGGGAAAGAGAAAACCAGGCAAAATGCGTGGTAACTCCTGGATACAATTACCCGTATGATAAGGAAATAAAAGTCAAAAAGGTAGAGTTTTCAGAGGCAGAGCCACTTTACCGGATCGTTTGAGTAAAAATGATACAGAGGAAACTCCGGAGGTACGGAATATGAGGATTGATGCAATGCTTAAGGAACTAGTGGTAGAGAAGGCTCTTGAAGCAATTATAAGTAATCATGAAGAGCCTACGGTAATGAGTAGAACCGAAATAGCGGAATTCGTTGGATGTTCTAAAGATACGATTCGACGCATTGAAGAAAAAGCCCTGAGCAAAATGAAAAAACATTGGGCATACTTAACATTTATTATGGCGGAACCAGAAAACGATATACAAGAGTACAGCCTCGAACCTGACATCGATGCGCTGAAAAATGATTTTGAACGATGCAGACGAAATCTTTCCTATTACCTAGATATTTCTCAGGAGGCGAAAGATCTTAGAAAGGATATTTGGGCGGGTAAAACTAAGTCAGCTCGCAAGGAGGGAGAGGATAGCTTTCCTTGGCAAGGAGCAAGTTCTTTGGATCCATGCCTAATTGGGCCCATCGTAGATTCTGATGTAGCAACTCTTACATCAGCTGTATCGAAAGCCAACATTACCGCAGCTCCTGTTGAGGCTTCAGATATTTCTTCCGCTGCGATTGTCACAAACTTTATGAAATGGAGATTAAGCTCTATGGATGAGTTCCCCAGGGAACTCAACATCGGGGCAAACTATCTCCAGGAAAATGGAATATGCTTTTTCGGGGTTAGCTTCAAAAAAGAAGTAACCCGTGTTCTTCGTCCACTATCACTTGAGGAAATAGCCGCCATCCTTCCTGAATTGGTATCTGCTCTTGCAGACGATGAACTAAAGGACAGCTCCCTGGAAATGCTCCAGGGAGCTTTTCCTGAAATATCCAAAAGTCGGATCCGCAAAATGTACAAGGAACTCCGCAGGGATGGAGTCACGGAGGTACCACAAACAAAGGTAGTAACTTCCCGTCCTACCGTCCGGGCTTATGAGCTTGGTCGTGATCTGATTATAGACAGCAATATTCAAGACCTCCAAAGTGCCCGTGCAATTTATTGCACCCACTATCTGACGCCTGAACAATTAATGGGTAAGGTTAAGACGGATGGATACAATAAAGATTTTGTCGAAGAAATTATCGAGAATACTACCGGCAATTATGAGAATGCCTACGATGGATTTTCTGAAGCCTTGCTGACCGGGCAAAACGAGGCACCTGATCATTACGATGGTTTAGTCCGGTTAGTAACTGCCTACAGAAAGGAAATAGACGAGGACGGAGTGCCCATATGTTGCGTTACTATTTTTTCAGAGCATGGGGAAGGGTATGCCAAGAAATACATCATGAATGTAGATCAAGGATCTTACCCATTTGTTTGCATTACCCGCGAACAATTAACCCGCAGACTTTTTGATTCCAGAGGAATACCAGAACTTCTCAGGAGCCACTCCATTGCCGTAAAATCTGAAATGGATCAAAGGCGCGATGCAGCAAGTCTAATGACTTGCCCACCCCTTGAATATACAATTGGTAGGCGCCCGGAAAAGGTGGGCGCGGGTAGCCAGATTCCTGTCAGAAGAAGGGGAGAGGTCGGGTGGCTTGAGACCCCTAGGTTTAACCCGGCAAGCACCCAGGTAGAAATGGAACTCAGGAACCTAGCTGCAAGAATGACAGGTCGTGCCACCTCAGAGGCAGATGCAGTAGAGGCAAATATTTTAAGACAATCTCACATTAATAATTGGCTACATGGGATTTCGCAGATCATGCGAAAAATGTGGGTTCTCGATCGGACATACAATTCGAATGTATTTTTCCGGGTAACAAATAACGCACAAGGGCAACAAATCGTCATGGATGAAACTGCCCAACAATATGACTTCATTCTCACATTCAACTCGATCAACAACGACGAACAGAAAGTCATCGAAAAACTTCAGGCGGTCGGACAAATTATGGCTCAATACGATAGGCAAGGACAAGCAAGGTACGATGTT